TTCAGCAGATGCCATTGGCGCGGTTACAGCATTAAAGAAATACTACTATGCAGGACCGCAATTCTGGTTCCTGACAGAGTTCGATGAAGACGTCGCACAAGGGATTTCCAACTTTGTCGAATTGCAAAACACGGGAATTTTCTTGCTGTACACCAACGACGCTACGAAGTTGCAGGGATATACCGATAACAAGCGGACGATGAAACTCACACTGCCAGCAGTTGATGATTCTACTGCAGAAATGCAAGACACGTACAATAACGTCCTGGACGCGGCATTTGCTGGCGTTGAGTATGGACGCAATCCTCACTCGGCCGTGAAGTACGCATTGGGTGGCTTACCATATACGCAACCCCAAGACCAGTACAACTTCACACCGGATGACCAGGCGGAGCTTGATAAGTACAACATCGTGACGTATGCCTATGTGCTTGTCAATCCACAGATTACTAGTTCGCGTATGTCCGCTGACGACGTTCATATTGACACGATTCTTGGCTGGGACTGGATTCAGAATCAGATCAGTTCGCGAGTTACAAACTTATTCGTGCAAAATGCTAAACAAGGCATTCCTTATAACGAGGTTGGGTTCGATTCGATTGCAACCGTTATTCGGGGTGCTTTTATTGACGCCGGAGATTTAGACATTATTGCGCCAGAGGTTGACACAACTGGTTCTGAAACTGGGAAACCAGACTATTCAGTAGACTACGCAAAGCCTGGTGACTTACCGAAGAGCTATGAAACAAAACGCGAGATGCGTGGCGTTAAGACTAAGTATCACCCAATGGGGATGGTCGAAGACGTTTACATCGAAAACACAATCGTAATGTAGAGGAGGGAAATAAATGGCTGGAGAAAATTTAGCGGCTTCATTGGAAGATGACGAACCGTTGTTTGATGCCGGGGATGTTGCCATTTACTTGGACGACAAGTTAGTCAAGTACTTCAACGGCAACGATATGGCTTCCGTTTCGTGGACGACTGATAACGTGACATTGGAAATTGATGCGCAAGGTGCCGGGACCGCCGTTAAGAATCATGATGGCCGTGGGACAATCACGCTTCACTTGAACCGTGCATCCGACACTTGGCAAGACATCATGGGCTTTGGTGCTTCAACGGGGTATCACAAGATTAACATCGTGACACCATACGAACACGTTTACGCTGGTAAGGCGCTGTTGACTAAGAACCCTGATATCAACATTGGTGGTACCGCACAAACTGTTGATACTGCATTCTCATGCAACAAAATCACTTTGGAAGGCAACAAAGCCGCTTAGGCATAGGAGGATTAATTAATGTCAGAAGAATTGAACGATATTTTAACGGAAGATGATTCAGCCGCTTCAACTGGAGCACCAACTAGTGCTCCTAGTAATGTGGGGGATGCCCCCACGGTTAGTGAGCCAGTAGCTCAGACGCCCCAACCAACTCAGGACAAGCCACAAGTATTGACTGCGGCGCCAACGGTTATGCGCGATGAATCGGATAAAGTTGCCGTAGATAGTAATTTTAATCTGGTTTACGTATTGAAGAATGGGAAGTCTCTCAAGCTGTCAGTGATCAAGCCAGACCTGGGTGTCAGCACGCAACTTTCTGACATGCAAGTTCGAATTGAAGAAACGTCTACTGGTGACCGTTACCTAATGGTTAACAATGCTGGCGTTTATCAAAAGCTTATGACCGACTTCATCCGAGTTATTTTGGTGGATGGTGCTCCTCTGCATACGGTGACATTTGATAGTCTGTCTAAGATTGGCATGACTAAGAGTGAGCTGGATGACTTGATGAGCATCATCGTCACGTTTTATCTCTCAGAGTAATATTTTTTTCAACAAGCGTCAGATCGAAAAGATTTTCTCTAAGAATCCCGGATTGGCAATGGAATGGTCGGCCTATATTCAAGGAACGGTCAACGTCACCCGTGAGGAAATTCGGGGGATGTCAGGTAATGAGCTGAGTATCTTGCAATACGCGACCGAGCAACGTACCAAGGCGAACCGCTACAACCAAGCTGCTGCCATTGCCCTCGCATTTGGAGGGAAGGAGGGGTCTTAATTGCCAGATATTGCTGGTGACCGGATATCATACAGAATTGATATCAATGGCCTCTCCCAACTTGATGGGATGAAGCGAACGATTGAACAGATGGAAAAGCTCGTTCCTGGATTAAATAAATCTGTCAAAAATACGCAACAATCCATTAAGAAAATGAATGACGAAGCTTCACACAGTCGCGTCACAGATAGCTTGAATCAAGAGAAACGTGGCTTTGATGGACTAACGAGTTCTGTTGGTAGAACCGGTAGTAAGATTGATTGGGCAAACATGAAGACGACCAATCTCACGCGATCCATGAAAAAGGCCGGTGGGACTTCTTACTTCAAGAAACAGTCACGTGATTTGGACGCTTTAGGTAACAAGATGCAGTCATTTGGTCGTAAAGCTACTGTTGCCACGGCTGCTATTGCTGCAGGGGCTGGATTTGCCTTAAAGACGGCGACGGACCTTCAGAATCGGTACAACACGATTACTAATCTGGCTGTGACCGGTGGCGAGAAGCGGTCCGAGGCGACTAAGAACGTTGCTGAAATGCAGCGGGATGCCACCAAGTATTCAGACACTTATGGTGTTTCCCAGAAGAAGATTGGGCTAGGGTACGAAACGCTTAACCGTCGGGGCTATACGACTAACCAGGCGTTAGGCTCACAGAAGTCATACCTGCAAGGGGCAATTGCTTCGGGCGACGCTTACTCAGACGTTGTGAACAATGCAGCTAGTGCGATTGAACAATTTGGGATGAAGGTCAACTCCGTTAAGGGGATGGCCTCAGCCAGCAAGACTGCAATTAACCAGATGGCGTACTCAGCTGATTTGACTGCAACTAGCTTTGGAAATTTAGGTGAGGCGCTTAAATTCTCAGGTCCAGACGCGCATGCTGCTCATCAGTCACTGCATACAACAGCGGCTGCCATTGGGGATATCTCAAACTACGGGATTGATGGTAGCCAAGCTGGTACCTCAATGCGTCAAATTTATCAACGGTTGACGAGCCCACCTACAAAAGGTAAAGCTCCCACTGCAATGAAGAAGTTGGGCCTTAAGTACAGCGATTTTCGTGATTCGAAGAACGAGCTACTCCCAATTCAGGATATCTTTGGGAAGCTTGCTACTAAGATGAACAAGATGAAGCTGAGTACAACTGATAAAGGCGCCATTTATGCCGCGTTGTTTGGTGTGAATGCGTCTAGTGCGGCCCAAGCACTTGGATCTAGCTACAAGCAGGTCGATGCCCTGGATAAGAAGGTTCAGCAGTCTCAAAAAATGTACAACGGTAAAGGTTATGTTGCACAACTTTCTGAGAAGAACTTGGGAACGCTAAAGAATCAATGGAACCGTATCAAGAACAGTCTTTTGAACGATTCCGTAGAGGTTTTGAATGCTTGGATGCCGACTTTAACCAAGTTGGCCAAACAGGTTGCTGATGTTCTTGAAGGCTTTCAAAAGTTGCCAGCTCCAACTAAGAAATTCATTGGACTTGCTGTGGGATTGACAGCAATTGTTGGACCAGTCGCATTGCTAGCTGGGTCCTTAATTAAGGTGCACGGTGCACTTTCAGCAATCACTAAGCTTGTCGGTGGTAAGAGTAGCAAGGGCGGGCTGATTGGAATGTTAACTAGCTCACTCGGAGTCAGTGGCAAGTCTGATCCGACCAAGCGAGCTGGTACTACTCATTTTAGTAGTAAATCCAAGGTCCCTAATAGTCTGGCTTTAAACGGCTGGAACTGGTCGGGGATGGGAAAGAAAACCTCGAAGATTGGCTCGTTGCTTAAGAATACGAAACCAGGTATGGCAGCTACTTTTGCCGCTTCCAAGTTTGGAGGCGGTATTAATTTTGCCAAAAATGGTGTCAAGAGCTTAGGGACACGAGGACTGTCACTATTGGGGAGCATTCCGGGCCTGTCTAAAACCGGTGGGTTAGCTAAAGCTGGTTTGAAGCTAGGCGGCAGAGTAGCATCTAAGATTCCTGTGCTAGATGTTGCAATGGCCGGAACCAATTTGATTGGCATGAACAAAAAGAATGCTGGAAAAAAAGTTGGGTCGGCTGGCGGCATGCTGGCTGGTGGTGCCATTGGTTCTATGCTTGGGCCAGTAGGCGGTATAGCCGGTGCGGCAATCGGCCAAGCGATGGGAACCAAGATTGGATCCACTATCCAGAAAACTTTGCCTAAGAAGATGAAACGTTCGCTAGCTTCTGCTGTTAAGGATGTTAAGAAGACATTTAGCGGTCTTACCAAGCCGTTTAGCTCAACTGTGAAATCTATCTCGAAGGTATGGAGTTCAGCTACTAAAGGCATTTCTAAAGCATGGTCTACCTATGTGGTTAAACCCTTATCTGGCAAAAATGGCAGTATGGCTATTAAGGATACTTTGAAGCTATTTAAAGTCATCCTAGTCCCAACGATGAAAGTTGCTGGCGTAGCATTTAAGATTTTTGGTGCTGCTGTTAAAACTGCAATCAAAGTGGCCGCCCACATCATTGAAGGATTTATCAAGACTGTTTCGGGTGTTTTTTCAATAATTAGCGATCTAATCCATGGTCGTTGGAAGAACATCTGGAAGGATGCTGTTCAAATCTTTACCGGAATCTTCGGTACGATCGGTAACGTTCTAGGCGATATTTTAAAGAGTGTTTGGGATGGGATTACTGACTTAGGCAAAAATATCGGCAAATTTTTAGCCCATCCAGTAAAAAGCGTTGAGAGTTGGGTCGGCGGGGGAAGCAGTAAGTCTTCACCTAAGACAAAAACAACAACTAAAATTAACGCTCCTGGTCATGCTGCCGGTGGCCTAATGGCTAACAGTCATATGGCACTTGTTGGTGAAGGTGGGCCTGAAATGGCTTATCACGCTGGAAAGGGGTACATGCGTTGGCTGGGGATGAATGGTCCCGCATTAACCAAGGTACGCTCAGGCGAACGTATCCTTAACGCTCGCGATTCTGCTAGTGTTGCTAAAGGTGGACTTGGTCGCGGCATGATGCTGCCTGGCTATGCAAGTGGAACAACTAAACTGGTC